AGGAGATGAAGCTTTTGATCCAGGAACTGTTACTATGACAGCCGTTGCTTCTGAGATTCAGATGGCAGCGGATGTTGTTGCAGACACAATCTCTGCACAGTTCACTGAAATGAAACTCCTTCCAGCAGTGGAAGGATACAAGTCAGAAGTGGACCGTTATGCCTACGACATGCTTTTCGCGAAACCCATGATTGCAGCCACTTGGGTGTGGAACACCACTCAGGCAACTGGAACAGAGGTGGGTGCTATTCAAGTACCACAATTTCTCAAGACACTTGACAATTTGCAAACTTCAACTCTCAAACAACATGCCTTTATGCGTTTTAAAACCATGATTGTAACAGGACACATCAATTGTAATGTGTACACTATGGGTTGGGGTCGTTTGGCCTCAATCGGTAGTGAATACTATACAGACTCAAGTTCAAACTACAACAGAGCAATCACTTCTTCAGGAGCTGACATCAATGCGTCAGTAATGACGCAACCACTTCTTCAAATTCCAATTTGTTTCAATCAGAGTTGGATTCCCACAAAAATTTTTTGGCAGAACAGCATGAAGCAATGTAATTGGGTGGCGTTTTACGTCATCCTACCGTTGATGGGAGTTGAGGGAGACTCACCCTCTCTTCCTATTCGGATTACAGTGCAGTTTGAAGGGCTGGAACTAGCGTGTCCAGTCAAACCCATGACGAACGCAGACTTGTTTCAACCGTGGGTTCCCCGCGGTAGAGAATTGACAGGACAATCAGGACCAGAGAAAACTTCGTCGGTGGTTTACTACCCACGGAGTAATGCGTTTGCGAACTATGAAGAAGGAACAGAGATTTTGAAGAATGTGGCTGGGGGGGCAACTCCCCAATCATTGATTCAAACGACGGAAGATGCGATGGACATCAACATGTTGATGTCCAAACCTGGTATCATGGCTTATTTTCCAATCACAACTGACATGGAACCAGGAAACGTCATTTACACACGACGCGTTACACCAATTCAAGATTCTGAGTATGCTCGTCCAACAACTCCTCTCGCGTATTTTGCGCGATGGGGAGTTCGTTGGAGAGGAGCGTTGAGGTATAAGTGGATGATTGCGAAGAACGTGTTTTCGACATGTAAAGTCGCGATTGTACAGATGCCTTTGGACCATACCTACACACTTGACACTGATTACATGAATTATAACCATGTCATCTTTGATTTGAAGGAAGACAGTCTCATTGAATTTGAGATGAGTTTTCTTTCAGATCACCCAACTCTACGTGTCCCCCATCTTTTCG